TTAAAACTACAATTGAATTGATGCATCAATGGACTGTAAAAGTTTTACCAAATGAATTAGAAACAAGAGATCTTGTAAACCAATAACGGACATATGAAAAAGAGATTGATTTTAAAGGGTTTAATTATTACGATTGGGGCAATTGTATGTATTGCAATTAATCAGGTCAGAAAATCAAAGAATGGTGGCAAAAAACAAGTAATTGCCAAAGGTTCAGAAGTTAGTCAGGCATTTATGATGGATACATTTGAACCCATTGAGGATTTTGAGATGATTTACTTTGATGAAAACAGGGGATTGGTTCAAATTAAACATAAGGGTAAACCCTGATTTATTTTTAAAAATTTAAGGCAATAGCCTGATTAAACAAAACGATAATGAAAACACCTAATAAAAATTTAGCAACGGTTTATACCGAAAACGGACAGCAATTTGTATTGGCAAAAGGAGGTTGGAAAATTCCTGATATTGTTAAAACAATAGTGACTGATGATTGTGCAGATGACATGGCAACGGTTCAAATTACATTGAGATGCAATATTGTTGGAAGTGCTGATGAGGCAAAAGCAATTTATGAGTCACCGAAATCGTGGGCAACATTTAATCCAAATGAGAATGGCATTTAAACAAACAGCGTTAGAACGGCTTGAAAATCAAATTAAATTTGCAAATAAGGAATTGTACGCAGAATTGTATCACGAAATACGCGAAGCAAAAGAAATGGAGAAACATCAAATGATACAATTTGCAATGGAATTACACAAACGCGATTTGAGCAAAACAGGCACTGATATTTTATTGGATGAAGCACATCAATTATATTTTGAAACATTCGTACTATGAGAAACGAACACGAACACAGATTGCAGACGGTATTGGCCAAATATCTTGATGGATATGGTGGTAAATATGTAATACATTCAGATGGAACAATTTTAAGTTTAAAAGACAATAAGTTGAAAATGCGTGAAATGCCGTATCGCTTGAATCAGCGATTAGATAAAAATGGATATTTAACCGTTTGCATTAGTCACAAATCATATCACAAACCAATTAAGGTTCACAGATTGGTGGCATTATCATTCATTGACAATCCAAATAATTACCCAATTGTAAACCACAAAAACGGAATTAAAACAGATAATCGTGTTGAAAACTTGGAATGGTGTACAAATGATTATAATATGGCCCACGCAAAGAAAAATGGATTAATTAGGTCAGGTGGTGAATGTTATTCGGCACAAAAGATTATTGATACCAAAACAGGCAAAATATATGGATCAATTAGGGAATTATGGATTACCACAAATTCAGAGTTTAATTATGATAGATTAAGATATTTAATTAAAACTAATAAAACACAATATCGATATGCGTAATCAACATGAACACGTTTTGCAGACAGCAATTGCAAAATATTTGGATTGGAATAATTACACATTCTTTGCAATCCCTAATGGTGCACTACGTTCCAAAGCAGTGGCCGCTAAATTAAAGGCAGAGGGAGTCAAAGCCGGTGTGGCCGACCTATTTATCCTATTGCCAAATTCGCCCTTTCACGGCCTATTTGTGGAGGTTAAAATCAAGGGCAATTCACAGCAACCAAATCAAAAGGTATTCGAGCAGAAAGCAAGGGATTGCGGATACGAATACATCATTGTTCGATCGTTGGATGAGTTGATTGAGAAATTGAAATATTACGAATCGCAGAAATTTATCGAACAGGATAAAATTATGAGAGCATATCGGGAAGGATACACAGATGGGAAATTAGAAAATCAAATGACAATACGATGAAAGTAGAATTTTTAAAACATAGGCGAATATTTGAATTTTTGCCTGCAATTACATGGTATTATAATGATGGTGAATACAAGAAAGGATCATTATCATTTTCATGGTTATTTTGGGGGTTGCAATTTTATAGAAAAATTAAATGACAATACAATGAAAAAATTATTTAGAAAGTTATTCCCAAAATATCAATACAAGCATATTGCATTTCAAACAGGAACAAGTGGAATGCGAAGGCACGCAGATTTTATGGCTGAATTAAATTATGGTAATATTGAAATTATTAATTCATTCATTGAATACCATCATGATTATAAGAATAATCATCTGCCTGCATATATTAATTATGTAATTAAAATTAAAAAAACCTATGACAAACCGTGAAAGAGCCATTGAATGGGCCACAGAAAGAATTGCCGATCCGAATTTTAGCACGGAGACAATCAGAGTGAATGCATGGGAATTAATACACAATCCAAAATTATTCTTGGAAACGTGTGTGGCCCGATTGACACATGGATCAGAAAGGGAAAAACGTGTTGTTTACAATAGAGTTCGAAATCTTAAAATGTTCTACAATGACATACAGCGATGAACACATATTTGTGCATGGTGACATCAAATGTTCCAATGGCATCACACGTGAGGAGGCATTGGAAATTATTGAGGATATACAGGAAATCATGATATTCCACAAAATCATCAAAATTGACCTTTGCATTGATCCATATAAATTCCCGAAAGATTTACTAGATATTCAAAATTTATAAAAATACAAGGCAATAAATGCCCGGAATTAACAAAAATACAAACCGATGAAAACTACAAAAAAAACAAACAGGCAATTCATATATGACAAATACCATCAACATTGTGGATATTGTGGCAATGAAATCAATAATATCAAAGATATGCAGATTGACCATATTACACCAATATGGAAATTTGAAAACAAATATGTTCATGGTGATATGAATGATTTGTCAAATTTAATGCCTACGTGTAGAAGATGTAATCATTATAAAAGAGGCGATGATTTAGAGGAATTTAGACAAAAAATGAAAACATTACACGAAAGAGCAGCAAGTCATTACATTGGAAAAGTTGCATTAGATTATGGCATTATTCAATTAAAACCATTTAATGGTATTTTTTATTTTGAAACACTATGAAAACTACAAAAGACAAAATCAGATTATTGACATTCTTTGCATTGTGCCAAAATATGTTGGATTTCATTGATGGATCATGGCACGGTCATCCGGCAAACAAACAGGCCGTTAAGATGGTGACAAAGCAAATGATCAGGGAGTTGGAAAAAACAATGGCCATATTATTCCCGGCAAATCGAAATGATGATCCGGAATTGCCTGATGCATTGGATACATTTCAAAATGCGTGCACGGCAATGGAATCATTCTTTATTTTGGGCATGAACATCGACACATTGGATCAGATTAAAAAAGATTCGTTGAACACACAATTAAATATTTTGCTGAAATCCTATGGGATTGATTGTTGGGAAAAACCAATGTCAAACCTATGGAAAGATTAATTAAATTTACATCGCAGTTGGGTGATGAATAACTGCCGGATCAAAAGCACAAATATTCCTAATCAATAAAATATGAAAAATGACAGCCGTGAAATGGTGGATCATCCGCAACATTATGCATCTGATGGAGGCATTGAGGCAATTGATGTGATCGAATCATTCGAATTAGGTTTCAATTTAGGAAACGCAATCAAATATATTTTAAGGGCAGAAAAGAAGGGTAATAAAAAACAAGACTTGGAAAAGTCATTGTGGTATATTAATCGGGAACTTTCTAAATTTAAAGGGTAATGGATCAGAATCATTTGGTGACAATGGCTTGGTGGGTTGGTGGGTTGGAGTGTATTATGGTGCTATTTTTAGCATATTTAATTTATAAAGAACAAAATAATCAACATTAATATGGCAGAATTTATAGATAGGCTTATAATTGAAGTAAGTGATTTAAAAGATAAAATGAACAAATTGGAGGAATTTATTGATAATGATGAAAAATTCAGTAAAGTTTCAGAGATTCAACAGATTTTGTTAATTGATCAATTTAATGGTATGCAAATATATTTTTTTGCATTAGAACGCAGGATTAAAAATTTACTAGAAAGTGAATAAAGATAAAACACCATTACCGAAAGCATCAAGTCCTGTGAGATGTTAGTAAGGAGAGGGCAAACAATTGGTTAAGATGGTGATAATTCCAATTTGACAGCACGGAAAGACGGCAATTTTAGTCAGGTGGCGGAATTGGTAACGCACATACAACAAGAGTTATGCAGACTCGATGATGGAGTTGTATGGTGGTATAAATACAGGTTCAAATCCTGTCCTGACTACTAGGTATATGCACACTAACTACCTTTTTTCAAAATAGAATGCTGACAGCCGGAATAGACGGCAAATTTTATTGTTAATATTTGAACAACAAACCATTTTGTCAATCAAAATTGGCCAAAAATGATAAACAAATGATTGAGGAAGTAAACATCAAATTAGTAATTCCACATCCAAACAATCCCCGATTGATTAAGGATGACAAATTTAAAAAATTGGTGCAATCCATTAAGGATTTCCCGGAAATGCTACAATTGCGACCAATCGTTGTTGATGACAATATGATTGTATTGGGTGGCAATATGCGATTGCGTGCCTGTATTGAAGCCGGTTTGAAACGTGTGCCGATCATTAAAGCATCAGCATTGACAGCGGAACAGCAAAAACGATTTATTATTACCGACAATGTAGGGTTTGGTGAATGGGATTGGGATATGTTGGCCAATCAATGGGCGATGGATGATTTAACAGATTGGGGTGTCGATTTGCCGGTTTATAAGGAATTGGGATTTGAATTGCCTATTGATCCAACGGCCGATTCAAAAGACCAATTTATTATTGAGGTGGTTTTTGAATCTGAGGAACAAAGGCAAATGGCATACAATCATTTCATTGAAAATGGTTTAAATTGCAGACTAAAAAAATAGAATATGGCGGTGAATGCACGTGTGACAAAGTTGAATAAGAAACGGATGTTGGATGCCCTTGAAAAATCATTGGGCATTGTTACAACAGCATCAAAGGCAACGGAAATCCCTAGATCGGTGCATTATGAGTGGATACAAAAGGATCCGGAATATCGTGAAGCGGTAGAGGCATTGGCCGACATGACATTGGATTTTGCCGAATCGCAGTTGCACAGACAAATTAAAGATGGCAACACAACGGCAACAATTTTCTATTTAAAAACAAAAGGCAAGAAAAGAGGCTACGTAGAACGCACAGAGGTTGTGCATGAAACAGGCATTGAATCAGCCATCATCGAATGGACACCGGCACAAATCGAAAACGAATAGGGCAGAAATGCAACATTCAGTTTTATCAGACAATAAACAGCAATAAAAGGATTAAAGTACATCAGGGCGGCACCCGCTCGGGGAAGACTTATGCCCTGTGTCAATACCTGATTTACAAAATGACATCATCACCAAAACCATTGGTGATTTCAATTGTGCGGAAAACATTGCCGGCATTAAAGGGATCAGTCCAACGTGATTTTCTTGAAATTCTTGATAATTTAGGCATCCTGTATGTGGGCCAACACAACAAATCGGAAAACACGTACACATTTGGTGGTCACGTTGTGGAATTTTTATCAGTTGATGAACCACAAAAGATCAGGGGCCGGAAACGCAATATTTGCTATTGCAACGAGGTCAATGAATTAGATCATGAGGATTTCCGGCAATTGCTAATGCGGACAACGGATGAGATGATTTGCGATTTTAATCCATCCGATCCGGTGCATTGGATTTATGATGAGGTCATCACACGTGATGATTGTGACACATGGATCACAACATATTTGGATAATAAGTTTTTGCCGGATGAATTAGTCAATGAAATTGAAAGATTAAAAGCCAAAGATCCGGATTATTGGAGGGTGTATGGTGAGGGGAAACGTGCCGTGTTTAGTGATCGCCAAATATTCCCTAATTGGCAATTCATTCCAAAGGCTGATTTCCCTGAATTTGATGATGTGTTTTACGGGCTTGATTTTGGATTCAGTCACGATCCAACGGCCATTGTGCAGTTGGCAAAAGTAAGTGATAAATTGTACATCCATGAAATCATGTACAAAAAGGGCATGACTAACCGGGACATTGCTGATTTTATAAAAGAAAAAAAGTTAAATGACAGAATTTTCTATTGTGATTCAGCGGAACCAAAATCAATTGAAGAATTAAGGCAGATGGATATTTTGGCCATTCCTGCAATCAAAGGCGAAGGATCAATCAAGGCAGGTATTAGTCTAATAAAGGAACATGATGTTTATTGTTCAATTGAATCACATAATTTGCACAATGAATTTCAGTTTTATTTTTGGGAGCAATTAAAGGATGGAACGATTATAAATAAACCAATCGACAAGCATAATCACATCTGTGACGCGGTTAGATATGGGGTTTATACCAAATACAAAAATCGTTCTGATTTTTTTGTGGTTTAATTCGTTATTTTTGAGAAAAAAAAGCAATACAGATGGCATCATTGATTGATACATTCCGGCAGACCATTGCCAAAGCATTGACCACAGGAACAAATCCGGCATACAACAAATTGGTTTATACGTGGCTAGGGACTAACATCATAATGAATGAGGACAATGATGTCACATACATTCGTGATGGATACCAACGCAATGCAACGATTTATTCCATTATTAACCTGATTGTTAAGTCGGCAACAACAATCCCGATGACCGTTTACAGGGTTACAAATGAGGGATCAGCAAAGCAATACAAGGCAATGACATCAGGTGTGATGGATGGTAATGCAATGTACAAAGCCAACATATTACGCAAAAGAGCAT